TTTTTATATAAATGATTTCCAATAAAAACCGTATCGATTTTATATTTTGTAGTTGTAGTATCACCATTATAAAGTGTTTGCTCTGATAATCCACAATTTAATAAAGTTATTTTTCTTCCCTCACTAGATTTACCCAAAACAACAAAATAAAATGGTGTATCATTATCATCTTTCATATTTGAAACATCAGAATCAAATGAACCTTGTAAATCTAAAATTGGTCCATCGAATTGATTAAAAAATAAATTTCCGGGAATTTGTTCTTTTTGATTTGAGGGGATCCACCATTTACCATTTAATTGAAAATTATTAATCATCGGATAAATCTTCTTAATTGTTTAATTGTTAATATTTTTGAAAAAAAAATTATTTTCGGTAGGCTATTATATAAACTAGATTTGTTATAAAAACGTTTTTTATACCATTTTATATCCATTATACTACAAATCTTTTAAAAACCCTTTTTTTTAAAAAACTTATTTATAAAAAAATAAACCCCTGCGTACTCGACCGCAGGGGTTAGGAGGTAATTAATATGAAAAAGCACTTATGGTGCAGGTTGGTGGTGAGCAATTATTATTTTGGAAATTTTTCTTCTATTAATTTTTTAATCCGTTCTTTTAATCTTGTATCAAATAATTGGGCATACATATCTAATTTAACATTCTCAATATATTCTTTATATCTTTTTTGCTTTATTAAATCCCTATACTTCTGATGATAATTTTCATCAAATATATTAAGTTCTTTAAAGATCATACTCCAAAAAGGGATAGTTACTTTCTTCTCTAACCAACTTTCGGCAACGAAGGGTTTACTGTTTCACCATGATTAAATGTTTTGACTGCATTTAAGAAAGCCACTATTGCATCTATTGCTTTACCAATAAATTCTAATACTTTTTCTTTTACTATAGGCAATTCTATTCCTAAAGTTCCTAAAGTATCAAATATCAGACCTACTACTATTAATACTGCTGATTTTTTATTCTCCCCATTGCCTGGTACTTCAAATACTTTAACCAGTGCCATTACTGCTGCAATTAATGCAGGTAAAAATTTAAGCAATTCTAATATTTTAGCCATCTGTTCTCACCTTCCTTTCTTAAATATTATTCTATAAAATTAAATTAGTATCAATTATTCTTTCCTGTATTATTTGGTAGAATTTTAACAGGTCATTGTTCTCTATGGACCCGGAATAAATAATTTTCTTCTCCAAATATATCCAAAACCTGCTCGGACTTGGAGGTCTTATATCCAAGTGGCAATAAGTTTTGGCTATCCCTATTCTCATACCGCCTATTTTTTCAGCAGCCAATCCTATATCGATAGGTTTTACTCCTTTTATCTTAACGTCAGCACCCTCTCCATCCGGGTTAGGAATATGAGCAGAGTCAGGGTGGCCACCTATACTGGCATTATATTCAGGACACCGGTTTCCACTATTTATAATTATAGGTTTATTGCCTAATTCAACTCTTAATATTTCTAATTTAAAAAGTAATAAAATACTTACTCTAACTTTTTTTCTTTTGCATTTCGGACATGGGCATCTAAATTCCCACTTCCAGAAATTAGTCGAAAGATCACCGGATATTTTAATCACCTACTTTTTAATATCAACCTTTTCATTAATACCATTAAAATGATGGTTCAGATATTCAATTAAAGAGGTAAATCTATCCAATAAAGTTTCGAGCATATCTACACTCTTTCGATTTAGCTCTGCATTCAGAGAACTATCTTTATGTAAGTCTTTCAATTCATTTTGAAATAACCCCATGATGGTCGCCCTATCTTCCGTCTGTTGCTTAACAAAAATTTTTCTATCTTCCGTTTGTTGTTTAACATAATGTTTTATAAGCCAAATAGAGCAACCCACTAAAACACCACCTATTCCAATTGCCATATATTTGTTTACTAAATCAGCGATTAAGTTTTCTTCCATCGTTACATCATCTCCTTTATTGCAGTCCATTCCATTTACTAAAAGTAACAGTATCCCATTTGCCTATAGTTATAGTATTCCATTTATGTGACCAACCTACTGTTGCACCTGCCCCAAAAAGACTTAATGTTCTATTTGCGGTTAATGTAAAAGTGGTATCCGCACAAGGAATATTGTCGCCAGACTTATACCAAAACCCGTCCCCAGTAGTGTCTACATCTAATTTACCTGCACTATAATAAATACCAATATAATCTCCAACTTCTACATCAAGATTTACATTAAATTGATTATATCCTACTGCCACATTTCCAATAACTGCTGTAGCACGAGTGGAAAAGTTAGTTGCTTCCACATTATAAAAGATAGCTACTTCACAACCAGTCATTGCCACATTAGCCCATATTTCTACCGATGTAATTTTACCTGATTCATTAGCAGGATTATTTACATTTATATAAGTATAACCAGGATTACCAGCAGTTGCTCTATCTATTGCTGGACAACCTATATCAATATCAACCGCTAAAACATTAACAGACAATATTAAAATTATAGTGAAAATTAACAGTAATATCTTTTTCATAATTAAATCTCTCCTACGTCAATGGATGGATCAAAGAATAAAATATCAGCAGATTTTGCTACCCCTACTCTTTGAATTTGATTACCAGCAGTTGAAGGTACAGTAGAAGTCATAAGCCCTGCTGTTGCTCCCGCAGAAACGTAAACCATTGCTCCTGTAAATTCAAAATCAACATCATCTCGAATATAACCCTTTACTAACATCTTACAAGTCTGACCATCGGTTTTTGATTCAAGAGCAATTCTTAATCCTGGCATAGTAGTAGAAGCATTTGCTTTTGCTAATTTCCATTCTTTATCTGTCCAGTTAAAATACAATAACATCCCAAAAATTACCGTTTCCCCAACAGGTTGACTATCAATAATTCCTGAATAAGTATAGTTAGAAGCTAAAGCATTATAAAAATCTATAGTTGGAGTATTCGCAAAAACTAAAGCACCTGTTCCAGTTTCATCACTTATTATTCCAGCTAATTCTGAAGAACTATCCATTTCTGTTTTTAAATAATATAGTGATAAGTCAAGAGTGGTAAATTCTAAAGCAGTCTCACCTGTATTTACTTTAGGATATTTCCCTGCACTACCAGTATAACTTGCAGGGGTATCAGTTAAACCTATAAAAGTAGTAATTCCGCCTTCTGGATATACCTGGACCCAGTTCCCAGCCACAAAACACCGGTAAACCTTAACAGTATCAGTGGCTAGATACATATCATTTACAACCGGGACAGCAGGTTTACTCGCATCTAATCCATAATTTAATTTACCTAAATAACCACCAGTAGTACTATCTTTCGGGTATAGATCATCTCTTTTAGAATGACCCAATAAATTCCCCAGATCATCGAGTATTTGCCTAACCTCATTAGTATCTTCCAGGGCATCAGCCTTGTCATCAGTACCAACATAAAAGTTAGCCCCGGATTCCTGAGTATATTTGTAATATGCGGTAAAGCCATTTATGCTAAATACCAGTAAGATAATTGACAAAATAATCCCTAACCATATTCTTTTTTTAAACATCTTAATCTCTCCTTTCTTTTATTTAATAAAAAAAGCCAGATCTAAAAGGTCAAAAACCTTTTTAAAATCTGGCTCTCTAAAAAATGGAGCTCTAAGTTTATTTAATTTTTAGATTTTATTTAAGTTTCCAGTCTCCGGGTGGAGAGGTCTCTTTAATTAACCCTATCTCATATTCAAAAACATCACTATAAGTTGTGAAACTACCAGGAAAAGGTATTTTATTAACAAAAATTGTTACATATACCATAGCATTATTCCCGATTACCTCAGTTTGTTTATGAAAATAAGGTTCTGGAATTAATACTGAGGCTTCACCCTCAGAATTAGTATTGATATATTCTTCCCATTCATCAACTTTATTATACCAGATTCCATCAGGTATGCAATACCACTTGGCTAATTCATATTGGCGATTAGTAATTGCCTGCCAATAAGAATAAACTTCCTGTTCTGCCATTGCCTCTTCAGGTAATCCTGGAGGGATAGGGTTACAACCAATTAATATCAAAACTAAAAATATAACCAAAATTGATAACAAAAATTTCCTTTTCATTGCTTATACCCCCTACTTAAATTATTCTTTTTTAGATCTTATTTAAGTTCCCATTCTCCAGGTGGGTGATTTTGCTTAATTAATTCTACCTCGTATTCAAAGTTATCCCCATTTATTATATTACTACTAGGAAAAGGTATTATACTAACAGCAATTCTCACATATACAACAGCGTTATTTTCAATCGCTTCAGGTTGTTCATAAAAAGAAGGTTGATAAATCACCACTGAAGCCTCACCCTCAGAGTTAATATTTATATATTCTTCCCATTCGTCAGTCTTATGGTCCCAAACTCCGCCGATTACGCAATACCCTTTAGCTAATTCGTATTGCCGGTTAATGATCGCCTGCCAGTAATCCCAAACTGTTTGTTCTGCACAATCTGCATCTTCCAGTCCATCAAGAAAATGAGGACCGCAACCGGTTAAGGCTAAAATTAAAAATACGACAAAGACCAATAACAAAATTTTCTTAATCATTGTTTATATGCCTAACCTAAATTATTCTTTTTAATATTTATTTAAGTGCCCACCAATCTCCGTATGGGCCATTTGGCTTAATTAATTCTGTTTCGTATTCAAAGACATCGAACTCTAATCCAATCATTTTTTTACAGGGCAAAACTATTTTATCGGCAATAATTCTTACATATACAACAGCATTCTCTCCAATTACCTCAGTCGGTTTATAAAACTTATCGAAATAAATTACTAGGAAAGAGCACTCACCTTCAGAATTAATATTGATATATTCTTCCCATTCGTCAACCTTGTTATCCCAAATTCCGCCAATTACACAGAAACATTTAGCTAATTCGTATTGCCGGTTAATGATTGCCTGCCAGTAATTATAAACTGCTTCTTCTACCAGGGACTTATCAGTAGTTAATTCCGGAGTAACCCCGCAACCGGTTAAGGCCAAAATTAAAAGTATGACAAAGAACGATAACAAAACTTTCTTTTTCACCTTAAAATCCCTCCTTGGTTCTTTGATAGCCTTTAAAGAATCATCCTATTGAAGAGGACCGGTATAAGGTTCTAATATTAGATTAGTAACATTCATCCTTAAAACTTTTTCTCCTACTTTTTCATTTTCTCCTACAGTTATCCAACAAGTGTGATCTTCAGAATGTCCCACTTCAACAAATGTCCCAATAGTATTCCAGTCTTCATAAATGCCTCCATCTTCATAAATGCCTTCATATTCACAATAAGCAGCAAGCCAAATATTATAGTAACCAATATCGACATTCCCGGTATTAGTTATCGTATAATAAACTTTCACTTGATCGCTCCACTTTCCGCCGGAATAATCTTGTTCCCACTTAGTTATTACAACATCAGCACTCAAATTTTCAAATAAACAACAACCCGATCGCAATACAACTAATATTAAAAATAATATTATCCAAAAAATCTTTCTTTTCATTTTTTACATATCCCATAATTTATTTAATTTTTAGACTTAATTTTATATTATTTAAGTATCCAATTTACAGTTATCGAAGAACTTTTAGTTAGATATATAATATAATCACAGACTACTTCACTTTCATTAGATTTAATTATAATAAGATCAATGCTAACAATAGCTTCATCTTCTATTATTTTAATCCAATTAAAGTTAATAATGAACTCTAGATTTGAATAATTCAAATCCTCATATTCCTCGACTACATTGTAAGCATTCCCATCCGGAATACAACAAATCTTGGCAAATTCATAATCACCAACGGAGATCATATCCCAGTAATAATTAATTAATTCTTCTATTTCTTTTTCATCATTCCAGTCGGGATCATCTTCAGGGATCATCCTGCAACCGGTAAATATTAAAACTAAAAGTATGATAAAGATCAATAACAAAACTTTCTTAACTTTTCTTTTCATTGCTTATATACCCCTAAATTAATCTTAAACCATCAATATATAATACGATATAAGCAAAGGGAAGTTCCAATAAAATTATAAGTCTTTTTCTTATGTTTTACAATTACTTTAAACTTTCATCAGTCCGGTTTAATAAATAAATAAATAGATCCTCTAATTTTCTAAACTTATTGGCGATAGTAACATTAAAAATATAATATATGATCCCGCCACTATCCCCGGCAGCCCTATATCCTTCTTCTGCTTCACTGGCAGGTTTATATCCTATTACCGCTTCAACAGCAGGTTTATAAGGTATAGTAGGCCATTCAGTAAGTACATCGACCCTTACCAATTCAATTTTTTGTATGATAAATTGTTGGTTAATATTTCTCTTTGTAGAATTTAAGGTTATTATCTGACCGCTCCAAATATCGCTTCTGTTAGTTATAAAAGTTCCTTGAATAATCGGATTAGCATTCTGCAATAGGTCTGCTTTAGCCGCATCATTGGCCCAAGCTATACTATCAATATTATTATCCACCAAGCAAAATTCAATAATACCGTCCCCACCTTCAATAGCGGAAACTTTATCTATAGAATCTTGATCTTCTCGTTTAAAACAAATGGGTACTCCGAAAGTAGTATAACCAACCAGCAATTCACTTCCTATAGTTAATTCTCCTTCCCCAATGCTTCCTGTGCCATAAATACTTACTGTATCATTTGCACTAACCTCAAAAGTTTGATTTGTGCAGGGTATTTTATCTTCATTGATATACCATCTACCACTATATCCCGATTCAACTGCACAAAGATAACCAGCGGTAAAATAAATACCTATATAATCACCCTCTACCACATTTAAATCAACTTCAAAGATTTGTTTTGAACCTGATATTACAGTACCAATAATTTCCGTATCCCTAGTGGAAAGTTTATTAGGAAATCCTACTGGGTCAGGACGATAAAAAATAGCCACTTTACAATAAGTTAAATTTGTATATGCCCATATTTCTATCCGGGTAATCTTTCCGGTTACATTAGCCGGGTTACTTTTATTTATGTGTGTAATATTTGGATATCCAACTACTGCTGAACCACTTACTAAAGTCCCCACATCAATCATTTGAGTACCTGCCGCCCCAATTGACAATACTTTCGTTTTTTCGTTTAACATAAAATCATAATAAAGTGGGTTATCTACTTCATCCCAACCGATTGTTTTAATTATTCCATCCACTTTTATAATAGGAGAAGATTGTTTATATATAATAATATTGGGATCAGCAAAATAACCTATTACTAAATATTTACCATTATGAGAATATATCGCTCCCTTACCATTTCCAGTAGGTAAATCGGTAGGATCAACCTGTTTACCTAAAATATCTCCCGTACGAGTATAGATAGTTATAAAAGGTGTGGTAGAATGAGCAACTGCTAACTGTATCCCATCAGGAGAGAAATCTACACCATAACTGGGACCAGTAGGTAATTCAGCAGGATTAGTTATTTTAGTAAATACGTCACCTGCTCGTTTATATACTGTAATAAAAGGTGTTACATCGTGACCTACCGCTAAATAAATAGAATCAGGTGTCCAAGCTATATTAAGTCCCCATCCAGTAGGTAAACTAGCGGGATTGGCTAATTTTGCAAAGGCATCTCCTGTACGCTTATATATAGTAATAAATGGTGTAGTATTATGAGCCACTGCTAAATAAACACCATCGGGAGAGAATTTACATCCGAAACCATCTCCAGTGGGTAAATTGGCAGGATTGGCAAGTTTAGTAAAGGTATCTCCACTTCTTTTATAAATAGTGATATAAGGTGATGTATTATGTGCTATAGCCAGATAAGTGCCATCTGGAAAGAAATCGCAACCCCACCCAGTTCCGGTAGGCAATATATTGGGGTTAGTTAATTTGGTGAAGGTATCTTCTGCTCTTTTATAAATCATCACGTATGGTGTATTATCATGTACTACTGCCAAATAAGTAGAATCGTAAGAGAAAGATGCATCGTGTCCATTGTTATTAGGTGTAATATCAGGAAAGTTTAATCTTTTAAATAAATCATTTTCTCTTTTATAGATATAAATACCTTTATTCGCTGCCACCACTTTTTCATAAGGTACTGCCAAATAAATATCATCATGGGAAAAATCGCATCTCCAAACCCCCCGTGCTGGTTTAGGGTCAGGATCTGGTAATTTTTCACGCCCCCGGTTAATAGGTGCAAATTTACAAGTCCACTCCGTAGCCACACCATCATAAATAAATGTTTCTCCAAAAGTATCTTCTAACCCCGAACTTTTTACATAGATCCTATTCCTCAATTGAGAGATATTAGTATTAATTATTAAGTCTTTATAATTTGCCTGGTTATCATCCAATTGAAAAGGGGCCGGATAAGTATTTTTAGCAAAGAAATGGATATCCTGGTCATAATCCACATACCACTCATAACCGCAAATCTCAGCTATTTTGGTTAGGACTTCGGATACTTGCACAAAATCGAAGGCTATTTCGCTTATAATGGGGCCATCACTGACATTATTATAAGTAAAACCAATAGTATAATTATCGATTATATGCTTATAAATATCACCGGCTTTTTGGTTTTTATAGGATTCAGATACTAATTTTTTATCTAAATCCCGGGTATGATCTATACATTCAACTGGATATTTCAAAAGATTAGGAGGTAAAAAACTTTCTTCTTTGGATAAGATCCTTCCTGAAAATAGTTTATTAGCCCCTTCTTCAATTAAAACTGCTTCACCAGGAATGGGGGCAACAGCTATATTATTACAGATAAAATCAAAGGAAGCAGAATTAACTTTGCTGGTTAGCTCATCCCTTATGCTAAGGGTCCGGGCATCCACATATTCAGTTTTATCCACCCCGCCGATTTTAACCGTTATGCCCAATTTAGTGTCTCCTCTTTAATTCTATTTTTCTTAATACCTCATCACTTATGGTTACCGCCAATCTTTTAATATCTACTTCGGAGTCAATCCTGTTATCATGGATATCAATATATATTTTAGTTTCACCAAAACTTGACGCAGTAATATTCGGAGTCCCTACTGATCCACCACCAGCAAAAGCAGGGATCGGAGTAGGTAAACCCCCAGCAATGGCACTAATTAAATCTTGAGGGATCGCTTTAAATCTCCTGATAAAATCAGTCATAGGTTTAGATATCACATATTCTCCAATATCCAATTTTGCCATTACCGTATCGGTCATTCCACCAAATTGAAACTTTTTCACTTCTCCGCCAGATTGAAATTCTTTAACTATACCGCCCATATCAAATCCAATAGCACCAAAGACTAATTTAATTACCCAGGAAGCTGCAAGTTTGGCTATTTGCTGAAGAATAGCATCTATTATGCTTTTCCAGAGGTCTTTCATGGCTTCCCCAAAGGTTTTAGACCCTGAAAGGATATTATAAAAAGCACTACTTAACCCACTTTGCATAGAAGTTTTTAAGTCAGATATAAGATCACCAATAGCAGAAGTGGTATCATCGATATTTTCTTCTATCTTCTCGCCAGTATATTTTAGAGGTTCCAATACTAAATCCATGTTATTATAAATACCATCTCCGAACATAGTCATCATATTAGGCATCCATTGGTCAGAAGTAGAAAGCGGTCCTTCTATTGGTGGTGATTCAAAGCCAAAGAAATTTTTAACCTTATTACCGACACTTTTACAGGCTTCGCCTATATCGCCTACTTTAGATTTAATTCCATCAGCAAGCCCTGAAACTGCATTTTTACCCCAATCCAACATTTTTTTAGGTAAATTAGCTAAATCTTCAAACTTTTGAACTATCCAATCTATCATCTCTTGAACTTTTAATATTGCACTGTCTTTTAAATCGGTAAGAAATCCGATTATTTTTTCATACCAATCTTCAACAAAGGTGACTATGGTATCCCAATTTTTCCAAATCAATACCACTGCACCAATTGCTAAAATCAATAAACCTATTGGTCCGGTTGAAATAGTGCCTATTGCGGATATAGCCCCTGATATTTTACCAAATGCTGCCACAGCCATTAGTATTGGTCCGCCTACTGCAGCCACAATTCCTACTACCGCACCAACTTTTGTAATAGTTTCAATTAATCTGGGATTTTCTTCTGCCCAAAGTGAAATTTTACCTACTATTTCGGTAGCTTTTTCAATTAAGGGAATAATTGCTGGAATTAAAACCTCTCCAATAGTCCTTCCTGCCCCGGCTAAACTTCCAGTTAAACTGGTCATTTTATCTTTAAATTCATCAGCTGCCTGTGCTGATTTGGTAGATATTTCTATACCTAAATCTTTAGCCTTTCCCATTAATTCCTCTATACCTGCTCCACCTTCTTTAAGTAGAGGTATTAATTGAGTTCCTGACCTTGCTCCAAATAAATCCATAGCCAGGGCTGCTTGTTTGGCAGGATTTTCTATTTCAGCAATTTTGGTAGCAGCTTCTTTTAAGACATCAATGGTGGGTCTCAAGTTACCTTCTGCATCTACAACAGATATTCCTAAATATTCAAAAGCATCTTTTGCTGTTCCTATTCCTTTAGAAGCATCATCCATACCTTTAGTTAAAAATTTTAATCCTATCTCTAATCCTTCAATATTTGTTCCTGACAGTTCAGCTGCGTAAGCAAGGGTTGATAAATGTTCTACTGATACCCCAGTCCTCAAGCTCATATCATTAAATTGGTCTCCAACTTGAGCAGTCTTAAGCACAATAGCAGTAAAAATACCAGTAATTGCAGTCCCGGCAATAGTCGCAATTTTCCCAATAGAACCTATCTTTTCAGAAAAACTGCTAACATGGCCACTGGCTTTTTCTAAAGCACCTTCTAATTTTGTAGCATCACCTAAAATATTAACCCAAATATCTGCCAATCTATTTTTTCACCCCTAGAAAAGCTAAAACTGCCCTATAAAAAAGCATTTTTAACTCATAAATTTTGAGAGCATCTTCCATTATCCAGTCTAAATCATCAAGGGGAATTGCCAAGATATCTCTATACCCATAATCGTAGGCAAAAGATAAAGTCTTTACTATTTCTTGGAATCCCCCGGCTTGAAATATTTTTTTAATCCAGCTATTTGCACGATCGCTTTTTGCACTCTTTCAAAATCATCAACATCAATCATATCTTCAAAATCATCTATGGTTAAATCTTTTGCTTCCGGATTAAACTTCTTAATTACATGTAATAAAGTATAGAAACTATAATCATAAACCGTTACCTCATCCTCTTTCTTTACTTTCCTTTTTTCTATGTTTAATTTCTTGATATCCAGCATAGACAGAGATTTAATGATATACTCTTTATTCCCTATTTTAACCGGAGAAGTAAAGACTTCCTCTTCGGTAATATTTGGATTATAACTTGTATCCCCATTAACAATATTTGATTTTTTAACTTCTTTATTTTTAGGCATAATACTCCTTCCTTACTATTAGATAATTCTCTCAAGATACCCCTGAATCGTGTCAATTTATACCCTATTTAATGAAATTTTATCCTACCTAATATCTTTATACCTTAATATTCTGGCTCTAAGTTTATCAGGGTAATTTTGTAAGGATATCCTAAACTTGCATCGTATTTGGCCTTACCGGTAACTCCACAAACTATCGGTCCCGGTCCACCCATATTAATTGGATAGGTTAGGTATCTAAATTTAGGTATGTCAATTTGCAAGGTATAGTAATATCCGGTTTCACATTCCGCCCCTACAAATTTAACCTGGAAGGACTGCTCCGTACCATTAATAAATTTATTGTATTCAGTCCGATCTACAAAATCGATGTTGAAATTGACTGGAATAGTCCTAAAACCACTCCGAACAATCTTCCTGAGAATAGCGGTATTATTTAGGGCATATTTTCCTACACATTTATTGTCATAATTTATCCCGAAACTTTCCAGATCATTATTGATATTTCCTTCTGCTGTTCCACCTATTTTAATAATTGCCTGTTCCCAGGTAAAAGGATTGGTAGTTTCAAGTGATAAACCGGTCTTTGGTGTATCGCCCAAATTCTTAGCAATGATTCCATTAGTAGCCTTTAAAATTTTATCAGTAGTAGAGAAATTTAAGGCTAGAGTATTAACTATTGCCCCTAAAAACTGGAAGGCATCCCCTTGATCCCGGTAAACCTCTAAAGTATAGGGGTTAATCGGACAATCTGCATGAAAATCAGTAGCCTGTCTGGGAATAAAGATATGCTGTTTAGCATTGGTGGCATTGGTAGTGGTTATCTTTCTAATATTATCAATATTAATAACACATTCCCCTAAATCAGTTATATATTTCAAGCCCATACTGATTACAGCGGTCAAAGCTGCTGGAGTAGCAATGGTTAGGGTTACCTCTTTCCATACTCCAGCGGTTAAAGCCGGGATATTTAAAGATTCAAGCGGTGTGGCACAATTAGGTGAATCATCAAGTAAAAATTGTAAATCCCCTAAGGCAGTGACTACAGAGCATTTAATCCATAACTTTGTATGGGTTGAAGCAGTCATGTTATTAGAGGCAATTGCTTCAGTGGCTAAAATAGTCCCTGCTGTTACTCCAGAAGTAACTCGCAATTTTACCGATTTAGTTCCTTTTTTATAATCGCTTGCATCTACCTCAGATATTACTCCACCGTTTACTAACTCGTCCCATTTATCTTCGCAATCCTCTATCTCGGTTTCTGCTGTACCTGCTGGGGTAGCTGCTGCCGGTTCATTAATTGCACTTCTTAATAGGTGGCCTAAACTTGCAGGATGTACTTCCACAATAACATTACCAGCAAAAGCCCTTTCTCCTTGATATGATATTGGCTCGTCAAGTATTCCCCTTTGGGCAGCAGATAAAACATCTTCAATATTCGGGATCAGGGTTTCACTAACAAACGGTAAGAAAAAATCATTAACTCCGCTTTCTTTAGTTCCCCAAATTAATTCTTTTTTTAATCCTATATGTCCTCTGTTTCCTTGTGGCATTATTTATCACTCCTTTCTTTTTAGATTCTATTTTTATTTCTTTTATTTCATTAAAATAGCCAGTTTTCAGATATTCTTTAGCCTTTGATTCATTATCAATATTTATAATTTCATTAGGTTGAAAAATACCAAAACCAACTACTTCCAGCTTACTATTTCGATTATATTTTAATCGCATATAATCACCTTCTTTTTATTCTCTGGTTACAAAATTTTGCCTTAAAGTTATTTTCATATCAATTTCTACTCCCCTAAATGGGAATGAATTAAAATTAAATCTGGTATCCGGGAAACTAAAATATAGACATTCCCCATCCAGATCAATATGAGCGCCGAGAGCTTTTTTAATATCAAAATTTAAATCAAGAATACCTTTATTAGTGACATCCCCGACTATTTGCTTATCCACATCAAAAATCTTTATGTAACCAAATATAGTTAAAGTAAAATTTATCTCCGTTTTATGAGGCATGGTTATCGCCTCTTCTGGTGCATTGGTAGGCTCCAAAATAATACAGGGAAAATTATTTGTGGGGATATTATCGCGTGTCCCTGCATATACAATTTTAATATAAGTTTTTAAAACAGTATCCTCTTCTAAAATTGTTTTAACCTTATTCCAGATAGTCTCTAATTTCATTCTTTAGTTATCTCCTCTAAATATTCGGTGAAGATCCTAACTATATTTGTTTTATCCTCTTCTTGAAAGAGTAAAAATTTACGCTGGGGTAACTTAGCGATCCTTGCTTTTTGGTGAACGTGCATAGCAAAAACATCTTCTCCACTACCAGGGTCAACCCAATGTAAAACTCTGGCTTTTATCGGATAGATATCCCTTGCCGGTATTTTAATAGAGCCACCTTCTTGATGTTTCCTCATATAATCAAGTCTGGTTCCTATCTGGACTTCCTGATCAGATACAACTTCATAAACAATAGAGCCTTTCCCTATCCCGGTATCTTGTAATATCTTTGCTCCTTTACCTTCTTTTCTTCGCATGGCAATAGTCATCGGTGAAAGCGGGGCCCATTTTGTAGGCCTACCTTCTGCTCTAAAATTTTTATCAATAGATCCAAGCATCAATATTCCACATCGCTTTAAAGGGACTCTAAGATTTTTAGCCTTTTCCCCTGCCTGTTTTAATAAAGCCTTAACCTTTTCATCATCTTTTATCTCATAACTGATTAATGCTCCATTAGTCATCGTCTAAATCCTCTATCTTACCAGAATCAATTCCCCAGCAAGTTTCATCCCTCTCATCAAAGGTCCTTTTATAATCTTTAGTAGAAGATTGGATAGCCCCCATATCTACGATAATACCTTCCATTTGTAAAATACCATTAGCAATCTTTTCAAGGGTCTCTTTTGCTTCTTTATATCGGTCAATCCATTCATTGGTGCTCGGCATTTTTCCTGAATACAATCCTCTCATCACATAATAAGAGGCAATATCCTCAGCCAAAGATTTTATAATAGCCGGGGTAGTCTCTAAAGCATCAAGGGCAGTTAATAAATCAGATGAGAAAGCCGCCCTTATTTCTGCATCGGCTTTAACAATAGCTTTAGCTAACAATGCAGAAGGTACTTCACTTGTTGACATATTCAAATTAGTTAAAACGTCAGTATTTTCACAAAAAGCCATTTATTGCTCCCTTGTTATTATTAGAGAGAGAGAACGTAATCCTCCCCCTCTAATTTTATTTATTAAGTTATAGCCGGTGATATCCTATATCCACAAGCCACAGCAACCATTTTTTCAGCTTCTATGTCGCCCACTTCAAACCAATCACTATGTCTTATTTCTATCCTTGCCCTTCTGGTTTGAAACGGTTGAGATTGGAAGGTATAACCTAAAGAGAATTTCTTTACTCCTGGTTTTGGCTCTACATAAGCCAATATGGCATTCTTGCCCCAGAGATAAGATAAAGATTCAGGCTTCCCTTCTTTGGCTGTATTATAACCAGCTTTACCGACTATTACTTTTTCTATTTCAAATACACTGGCCATAAGTTCCGGAGTAACTACACCTTTTTGGACGTATTTAATCCGATCCAAAATCTTGGGATGATGTTTTAGCTTATCGTAAACAGCTTTTCCTAATAGTAATACATTCGGTTCTCTGAAGATCACTGCATGTATAGCATCCTTCCCAGTTTCAATATTAGCTATCGGATCAGAGGTTTCATAAACATCCCATTTAATACTTGGAGCATTGGCCGATAAATTTGCTTCTAATATATCTTTAATCCTCATCTCCAAACCTAATTGAAGGATATCAGTTAAAAATTCTACGGTATCTACTTCAAGATTTAGAGGGCTATCAGCATTATCTCTCTCTATATCATCAATTAAATCATTTAAGGCATGCTCATCGCACACATAACCATCAGTGGTTACTTTCCAATCCACAGTTTTTGACTCAGTTTTGGGAGCCCTCAAAGTTTTGGGAATTCTAAACCGATCAGCTTTATCATCATATATATAATATATATCCGATTTCTTTTTAACCGGTACAATCGGCATTAATTCTGTTCCAACATAAGCCGCATTACGGTACATTATGGAAATATTAGTTAAAATTTGATCTTTATGAACATTTTCTACTTCTGGCATTTAATTTCACCTCGATTCTTTTATAAATTATTTATTATGTAGCATGAGAAACAGGAGAATACATGTGAGTTATTAAAACTTCTATTATTTCATCTATTGCACCGGCAGCTTCCAGAGCTATTGCCCCAGCATACTCATCGGCAAGATCTACTACTTCACCGACTCCAGCAGCAGTAGAAGTTAAAGCTTCTCCTTCATCACAAGCTTCACCCATTACTAATTTACTCGTACCTAATACTCTTACCCTGGCAGCCTTCCCGACAACACTAGGAGCATTCTGTAAAATACCGATAGAGACTCCATTTAAACCACAAGCGACAACATCGCCATTGGCATCAAGTTTTACAAAATAATATTTCTTAGCAGTTAAGGCTTCACCAGCTTTAAAAGTTATATCTAAAGCTCCAACATCTTGAGACATATTTAACACCTCTTTTCATTTTTTATTTTATTAGATTATTTTTTCTTTTCTTCAGTAGACTCCAGAACGGCTAAGACAGCATCTCGATAGGATACGTCTTTATGCTCATCCATATACTTCTGGACCTTCTTTTCTTCTGGAGTTAATTTATCTTTGCCTTCTTCTTCTTTTTCTCCACCCTTGCTTAATTCAGCAAAAATTTTGTCAGAGAAATTAGGTTGAAGTTCGATAAATTTCTCCAGTAGTTCTCGCTGTGAAAGTTCGATTTCTTTGCTATCTACCATAAACTTGATCTTCTTCTCATCAGAAGTGGACCCTATAAGAGTCATCAAAACTTCTTTTTGTTTAGGTAGAAACCGCATGTCTTTTTCGGAGCAGTGGGTATCAATAAAGGTTTTAATTTCAGCTTCTCTTTTTTCCTTAGAGATCTTGTTTAGTTTTCCTTCTGCTTCCTTAGCTTTTTTCTCTTCAGTTTCAAATTTAACCTTATAATCTTTATTCTCTCCTGCTTCCTTAGTAATTTTCTCAAAATCTTCCACTGCAACAAATTTCTTTCCATCGACCTCTGTTATTTTTAATCCATCAGCCATAATATAAATCACTTCCTTTCTTTTTATTTTTTCTTGTTTCTCGTATATAATTAAATTAGCATTCTCATCAGCATCATATAAGGCAGCAATATCTTTTAAATTAGTTATTGCCGGTAGATCAGCACCTAAAAAGGCTATTGCTGAAAGGACCTTTTCATACTTTTTCTTAGTTGAAGGCTCAGTATAATCGTATAAAATCTCACTGGATATCCTCTTATATGCTCCGTTTTTAATCAAGTCATATAGGACCTTAGGCACTTCCTTAATATCCACTAAAATTTTATTGCCTACCTTCTTTAATTTGGTGATCCAGCCACCAGCAGGATATCCCGATTTTTGTAATAATTCCTGTTTGTCATCATGGCCTAATTTTACTTTGGGTTTTAATTTATCGATTATTTCATTAGTACCATTTACGATATTATCCAGATCCTCATCGGTAATTTTATGCTTATTCCATTCTCCAGTACCAAATACCTCTACATCTTTAAGCTCATAGGTCTGGGAATAGGCTTCCAAAAGTGCTAATTCCATAGTAGTTAGATTCCCCTGCTCTCCAGTTTTAACCCAGTTACCTTCTTTGTCCTTCTTCCAACCTGCTTTTTTCAATCCAGCCCAGGCAGTAGCAGCCGCTAAAGCCTCTTGGTCATCTCTATCTTTATAAGTTTCCCAAGCCGAATTAAATATATCAATCCAAGCCTTTTGGGCTTCGACTGGTAGTTTTTTTATCCCTTCCGGGATATTACTAGGATATTTGTAAGGCATATAACTCATCTCCTTCCATATTTATAAAATTTTTAGGCTTTATAGCCATAATCCCCGCTTTCTTTTCTTTAGATATAGGGGTATATTTTTCATATATAGTTACGGGCACTAAAGTTCCTCTGCATTCATAGTGATTAGGTGGTTTACATCTTGCTAAATCAGGATCACCCTTTTCAAATACTTCTCCATCTAATCGCTCACATATTTCGGTAGTTCTATCGTCCATGATAGAAGAGTACATAACCGCCGGGACAAATTCCCCTACTTCTGGATCATTCATCATGGCCCAGCGTCCCTCATTATAAGCATCACTAAAATTAGTTCTCACTACATTTTCAAGGTGCCAGGGAGTTAATTCTTTACCAGTTTTGATTTCTATTCCACTCGTTCCAATATATTGTTTAAAAAATCCATCTAATTGGAACATTATCTCAGGAGTACTCGCCCCACCTTTAAGGCCATTGTATAAAATTGCCTTTGCTTCTTTGAGAATATTATCCCTTACTACTCCAGCAATCCAAAAAGATTTATTATTTAGATATTGTAAAGCCTTAGCAGGTGGTAACCCAGGAATAATATCAATAAATTTCACCTTATCTAATTCGCTGTTTACTTCTTGTTTACCATATTGCCATATCTCTTTTAACCAGTCTTGAATTTTATCCTTAAAATCTCCTACATAAGATAACTGGATTTTTTCAATCTGGGCTGCTGAATTATTTTCAATTATTTTTCTTCTGAGGATATCTTTTTTAAGGGCTTCCTTCTGCCAGTTTACAATCTCAATAAGTTCTTCTTTACATTTTGTTTCCCACTCATTTAAATTCTTTATTATTCTGGTAAAATTACATTTCTTTTCATATTGATTGGGTTGTCTTGATAGTCTAGCCTGATAATCTTCTGTAAATAATCCGCCTTTAGGTTTTGGTTCAGGTAAAACTATCCCCTCTTCTTTGGCTGGGATCTTCAAAAATCCTCTTACCCATTCCTCTTCTGGATTAATTAACCCTGCATCAACTAACATCTTGGCAATTTCAGCTTTAGCCTTCTGGTCTTCTTTTATAAGTGATTCAAATTTAAAATAAGGATATTTAGGTTGAGGGAAGTTAAAATCTATTAATCTTTTTATGACCTGCTCCCGGATTATAGTATCTTCGGTTTCCTCCCCTAAATAATCAAGAATATAAATAAAGATATCAAAATGAGTTTTAGATAAAGCCCACGACCCTTTTTCTCCACTATCCATTAAAAGAGTACCTACCAACAAGGACCTGGCTATCATCGCGTTATTACTATCAAAAGCTTCTTTATAACCTGCATCCCCTCTCCTGGTAGCCTCTAAAAGTTCAGCTTCTAAACCTACAGGCATAACTATTGCAGTATCAGTCTGTATATTTTTTAAGATGTCTAAATATTCATCTTGTTTAATCTTGGGAGTACCGGCAACATAACGACCTATTACAGTGGGCTGGCCAAACTTTTCTAAAAAGATATTCCAAAATCTTTGTACAATATCATTAGAAAAATAATAACGGTAGGCAGCCCTAAAATCGGACTCACCATATAAGCTATCTGCATCATCATCATTAGGATTATAGGCAAAGATAATAAATTTATTGATAGGTAAAAGTTTATTGCCTGCTTCAATCAATCCTTCCTCTTTAATATTGCCATGCTCATCACATCCAAACATATAATTTATAGCTTTTCGCACTTTGATATTATCAATCCCGATCATCCCCTTAAATTCTCCACTGGGAATAATTTTATAATTGATTTCAGCCACAGAATAACCATCTCTCATGGCATTCCATATTTTAAGCAGGGAATTATTTATACTCCCCTTCATCTCTGAAAAGCAATGCTCTATAAATTCAGCCTGTTTTACAGCATCTTGATCATTCTCATCTTCCGGCCTAATACTCCAGGGGGTAGATAACCGGGCATGCTTTTTTAACATAAAAACAGCTTTAACCTGGCCATCCCGTTTTTGCATGGTCCTATAAATATCAAGCCCTTTTTTTCCTGCTAGATCATCTGGGTTGTAAATGGGAAGATTTTTAATTCCCCAAATATCCGTTCCAGAACTGGACATTTCGCCCATCTCTGGTTTAACTAATTTCTTTATAGTCTCTTTGGTATTTTGAAATATATTTTTTATATCCATAAGTCCCCTTTAGAAACAAAAAAGAGAGCCAAGATAAAAATGAATTAACATTTTCAAATTGGCTCTCTAAAGTGGAGCTCTATAAACAATATTTATTTCTGTTTATTATAATGCATAATTATTTTTTAGTCAAATATTTTTACTTTACATAATATAAATATAGGGTCATTATTACCAGTTTTGGTCGGCGGTCAATCTCCTTCCTGCACTCTTCCCTTCTATCGGTGCTTCAGGTTCTAACATATAATAAACAGTATACATCACATAACGAATACAGGCCATAGCATGGTCAAAACCTTCCTCTGGTGCTTCTAATACATTGCCATCTTTATCCTTTCGCCTCTGGTAAACCTCTATCTCCTTTTTTACATTTACACTGCTTCTAGTTATAAATATTTTAAATTGTTGTACATAATCGATCCCCGCCAATACCGAACCCTTCCCCTTTTTCGACCCTTCTATATAAGGGAAGCCATCCCTCTTTATTTCTTCAATCTTCTCTGGCGCTTCACTATCGGCTATTATTTTATAATCATTCAACCCTAACTGATCCATTTCTTGAGATAATTCTGGTATAATCTGATGTCTTTTATAGATTAATTCATGTACCCATATCTCTTTTCTATCCAAATCTACGATTATTTTCAGTAAGCAATTAGGATTTATAAAACCAAAGTCAAGACCACATATTGCTCTTTCCTGGGGAAATTTATCATCATCAATCATTTCCCAGTTGATATATATAGCATTCTCCAGCATTCCGTATCTACCTAAAGTAAATACGGTCCGCATATTGCCGGTATAGCCTTCTAACAACTTCTTATAGGCTTTATCCTCTTTGATAAAAACATTGTCTTTATAAGTAGTCCTTAACCTAGTAATATCCTCTAAGTCTTTTTTGGTCACATCAGAAAAAAATCTTAGATAAGTCCAATTAGTTTTTAATATCGGATTATAGGTCAATATGATCTGCACATAGACGTGGAATATTCCTCTTAATCTTCTGTCTAATTCCTGGAAGTCTTTTAAGTATAATTCGTTAGCTTCTTCAATCCAAATGCCAGTTATTCCTTCAATTGATTTAAGTTTCTCCGGATCATCTACTCCAGCAAACAATATCATGTTACCATTACCCTCAAAGGTAATAGTCATATCTGTCTTATTAATCTTAAATTCGCTGCTTAGTTCCCATTTATTAATATAATCTAAAAATAATTGGAATACAGATGCTCTCAGGGTCCTGGCCACTTTACGAATAATCAAAAATCGGTGACCTTCTTCGTTCATGATTCGATATAATATTTTCTGGCAGGCAAAATGGCTCTTCCCTGCCCCTGCCCCACCATATAAGATTAAATATCTTGTTTTAATATAAAGATAAGCGGCATAAATAGGGTTTAATACATTTTCAAATTGTCTTAAATCAATTATGGTTTCTTGCATTATTCCTCATCATCTTTTTTCTTGCCGATAATAATAACCTTCCTAGTCTCCTCATGTTTTTCTGCCGGGTATATCCCCATTAATTTTGCTTCTTCTTTTGTTATCTCAAATATCAATCCTAAGTCAGCGATAGTAACTGTTTCCTTACTGTCGCCCCTTCCTATAATAACTTTTCTACTATAAGCCTGATCTTTTAGGTCTCTTAATTGAGCTATATGATAACTCATACCATCGTGTTTCAATTTTGCGAAATATTTTTGCCATTCTTTTCTTGCTAACTTAATATAATTATAGGCTTCCCGCTTTTCTAATCCCCAATTTTGTGCAATATATTGCAATATAAATGGATGCGGTTTCCTTCTTAATAGCAAACCAACCTGATATATTCTTTTTTGTTTTTCCGTGCTATCTACTTTATTCTCTCCTGTCAATTTATTTTCACTACCTTTCGAAATAAAAAAAAGAGCCACCTAAGAAGCTATAGCTTCTTCAAATGGCTCTCTAAAAATGGAGCTCTATGATATTTAATTGTTTAAAATCTAATCTTCCTTTTTAAAATAATGTAGGCTGTAAAACCTTTGTTTCTTCCGGGATTATGTTTATTCTGGTGTTTTTAAGGGTTAAGTAGTCCTGATCAATATACTTATCATCCAATTTTATATTCATATATTTATATAAGTCTTTTTTTACATAGAAATTATTTTTATATTCCATCAATTTTTTTACTATATTGTTTCCGAATTCTCCCCAATTTACATCAGTTCCGAGTATGTAATGATTCATTTTGCCTACTTTATATTGATCTACAAAGGGATAGCTTAATTCCAATAATTGATATGTGGTCAATGGCCTGATAACCGGTTCAAAACTCACCCAGGTCTTTATGCCTTCGTTATGTAATTTTTTTAATACTTCTATTCTTTCTCTCGGCAATGCAGCGTTGGGTTCGTACTCTAAACTTTCCTTTTCATCCAGTAATGTTAGGGTAGCGCCCACCTTTATTTTTTTGAATTTTTTGAATAAATCAATATCCCTTAATATTCTTTTACCGCCCTTAGATAATATTGCAGTTGGTATATTATATTTTAATAATATATTCAGAACTTCTCTTGTTGTTTCGTATTTTGTATCTGTCTTGCAGTAAGGATCGCCCATAAAGCATAATAGTACCTGTTCAGTTACTTCTTGCCTTTTTAATTGCTTTTCCAATTTTTCTATTATATCTTTCCGGGGTTCTATTTCGTTATTAAGTTTATATCTTTGTAATTTCAATATTTTTACATAACAATATTTGCAATTATGATCACATCCGTTATAGATGTTTAAGGCGTAAGGGCTATATTCCCTCGCTTTTCCTCTTGGTGTATAGATAATATCGCTCATATTTTAACCTTCCTTTTAATTATTATATCACGGAAAGCCTTATCTTGCAAGGGTTTTAAAGGAATATATAAATATTTTTTATTGTTTTTATTGATTATTATTATTTTTTTAATGCCATTTATTGCCAAATATTGTTTAAATTTTTCTATTCCGTTTCGGTTAAATAGTGTAGGGCATTTCTTGATCATCTTTCTTGTATATCCTATTTTCTCTAGCATTCTTACGGGCAGCCTGCCGAATATACTTTGAATGAAGGTTATAAATAATATTCCTTTGTATTTCTTTTTGAATATTATTTCCAGTTGTTTAAAAGGAACCCCGTAAGCGTCTAAATCGATGATATTATATTTATCTAAATTCATTCCTTTCAGATATTTTACATTATCGCCCTTTAATGTGCTTCCGTAAGATATTCTATCTATCCCCACTACATTTATATTTTTATTTGATTTTTTCTTTATTTCTTTCCATATTCGTGATCGGCCAGCGAAGCAATCGAGCACTTTTATGCTTTGTTGGTCCGGCAAGTGATTCACTCTTAAATTGATTTTACTGTTTAAATAGGAATTGTCCGTTTTAATTTGCTGTCTGTTCATATTCGCCCTTCCCGGTTATTTTATTTTTTATTATCTCTAATTCCTTATTTATTTCATCATAGGAATCTACATCTATGGAAATTAGTATATGGACCCTTCTATATTCTCTTATCTCTTCTTCTTTTTCCATATCCTCGGTAGTTTCAAATGTCGGGTTTTCCAGTTCTTCTTCGGTAAATCCCACGTCCAATAACAATTCCTCATCTTCATTGGCCAGCATATCCCAGTCCCAACCTCCTAGATTCTTGTTTTCCCTTAAATTTGCTTCTTTCAATTCCTTATCGGTTAGCTTCCTGTTTGGGACCCTTACATCAATTTCCTCATCTCCCCGGCCTAATAGCTGTAATATCTTCATTCGTTGGTGGCCTGATATGATAGTATTATCGGTATTAATTACCGGGATAGACATAAGATTAAATCTTTTCAAACTTTCTTCTAGATCATTTTTTTGCTTTTCGGTCATCGTTCTGGGATTTTCTTTATAGGGAATCAAATTATTAATTATTCTCTGTTCAGTATGCCATTCTAATTTTTTCATGTCTCCCCTTTAACCTCCTTTAAGGTCACCACCAATTTATCTGGATTCTGATAATCAACTATATTTATTGCTCCACAGCGGTCTTTATAACATTTAATCTCTATCTTGGTAATTCCATCAATGGTGCACTCTGGTAATAGAAAAAAAAGATTTTTGCCACACATTGCACATCTTACTTCTATCCTTTTCATTTTATATTAACCGCCCTTTTAAAGTCAATTTCCAATATTTTCATAATTTCTTCTAAACTTCTAACTAAATAATATTCCCCGCCTGCTCTTTCTATATTAGCTTGAAACTCTTTCTGCTCATCACTTTGCTTCCAGCCCACTGGCTTTTTAATCTCCAAAAATAATACCCTACCCCCTTTAATTGCTATCCTATCAGGAATACCTTTATAAGATCCCATGCCTGCCGATAAAGGAAAGTGAAAATATCCTTTGAGATCTAAATAATCTTTTACTTGGTTTTTAATATCATCTTCACTTATGTATTTTTGGAGTAACTTAAACTTTACTACTTTCATTTTATTTATCCTTAAAAGTTTCAATAAATGATTTATATAATTCTCTGCCTATATGCCCTGATAATCTGTCTATTGGATAACCTAATTCTTTTTCGTATTCATTTAATCGCCTCCGACTTTTATAATATTTCCTGGACCAAAAATTCCTCTTTATACGGATATCTTGAACTATATTTTTGATTAATCCGGGTATTCTCTTTCATTTTAGCAAGTAATTCAGAACTTATCCTTTTTTCAAAGGGCACAATAGGTATTGATTTTTTTCTTTCTATATAACGATTAGTAATAATCTTTTCTCTTTTTTCTTTAGCTCCCCATTTTATTAAATATTTATAGATAGTAAACATGGAGACATTTTCGTTTTCCGCTATTTCCTTGATCGGTGTCCCCTGATGGTATTTGCGGATTATTTCTTCTTTGCGTTCTGCAATATTCATCTTTCTGTTATAGGTTCTCTTTATCCCGCATCCTCTCAAAATATCATAAATAGTATTGCGATGGACATTATATTCTTGGGCAATTTCTGCTATTGGCACGCCATCCTTTTCTTTCTGGATTATTGTGTCTTTGTGATTCATTAATATTTGATGTATTCTATTTGTGCTCGTTTTAACTCTCATTTTATTATTCTCCTTTTATAAGGCCCTTTTGTTTAGGTGCTTGAACTAGGAACCAAAGTTCGGGTTTTGGAAAATCCCTAACTCCACCTTGCAAAAGAGCCTTATTTAATAAATAAAATAATCTCATAATTGCCATCTCTATGAAGTCTAATTTTTAAATTTTCTAAATTCTTATTCATTTAATTACCATCATCCTTTTCTTATCTTTTAAATATTCTTCCAATTTTTTAAATCTTTTATCATGGC